GTAAAGGAGGCTGTGACCTATGGCTATTAGTCGCGCACAGCTACTCAAGGAACTGCTTCCGGGTCTGAACGCTTTGTTCGGTCTGGAATACAAGCGGTACGCTGAGGAGCATAAGGAAATCTACGAGACCGAAACCTCGGAGCGTTCCTTTGAAGAAGAAGTGAAGCTGTCTGGCTTCGCTGCTGCCCCGGTCAAGAACGAAGGCGCCGCGATTGCGTATGACAACGGCCAGGAAGCCTGGACCGCCCGTTATACGCATGAAACGATTGCGTATGGGTTCTCCATCACTGAAGAAGCGATGGAAGATAACCTGTATGACAGCCTGTCTGCCCGTTACACCAAGGCGCTCGCGCGCTCCATGGCGTACACGAAGCAAGTCAAGGCGGCGTATCCGCTGAACAACGGCTTTACGTCCTACCAGTCTGGTGACGGCGTGACCCTGTTCAGCACGGCGCACCCGTTGGTGTCCGGTGGCTACAACAGCAACCGTCCTGCCACCGCTGCTGACCTGAATGAAACCTCCCTTGAGGCGGCTGTCATTCAGATTGCGGCGTGGACGGATGAACGTGGTCTGCTTATCGCGGCTCGCCCGCGCAAGCTGATCATCCCGCCCGCGAATATGTTCGTTGCCACCCGCTTGCTCGAAACGGAACTCCGTGTCGGCACGGCTGATAACGACATCAACGCGATCAAGTCCAACGGGTCCATCCCGGAAGGCTACACGGTCAACCACTTCTTGACCGACCCGAATGCGTGGTTCCTGACCACGGATGTTCCCAACGGCATGAAGCACTTTGTGCGCTCTCCGCTGGCGACCTCCATGGATGGCGACTTCGACACGGGCAACGCCCGCTATAAGGCTCGTGAGCGTTATAGCTTCGGCGTGTCTGACCCGCTCGGGATCTATGGCTCGCCGGGTTCAACCTGACGGCTGGGGCAGGGGGAGAAATCCCCCTGTCTTCTAAACATTTCACTTGCGGGAATGCTTTGAAGACAGGCATAATGTCCATGCCACCGGGGTAATCCGGTCCTACTGACTGTCCCGGCAGATCAGCACAAACAGTAGGGCTTAGATGTGCAGGAAAAAACTCAATGAGTTTTTCAACTTTTTCTGGCCCTATTCGTTCCGGCACCATCCGCGAAGGCGCGGCCCGCAACACGGGCCTTGTGGTTCTCGCTCAGTCCTACAACAGTGGTGACTTGACCGGGGATGCAGTCGGCAACATCGACACTGCGGCGTTCATCATCCCGCAAGGCTCACAAATCATTGATATTGTTGTGGATCAGACGGTCGCAGCTACCGCTGGCACAACCACGGTTTCTGTGGGTACGTCTTCTGGCGGCGCTCAGTTGATGGCGGCGGTTGCCACCACGGCTGGCGGTCGTTTCCGTGGCACAGCCACTGCCGCTACGCAGGCTGCTTGGCAGACCTCCACATCTGCTGACACCACCGTTTATGTGCGCGTTGCGGTTGGTACTGCTACCCTCACGGCTGGTCAGTTCTATGTGACGGTCTCTTACATTCAGCGGGCATCCAACGGCGCTCAGAATCCCACCAGCGCCTAATAGCTAAGGAGGGTTCTGCGTCATGCAGACAGATATTCTTGCTAGTGCCGTTGTCACTAGCACTGGCACTGTGAATGATCAGGCAGGTAATGCTGTTGGTCGGACTCGTATTAAGGGTGTGTACATTATCCCCCAGGCTGGGGCGGGTAGTGTGGTCTTCCGCGATGGGTCTGCTTCTGGCGCTACCAAGATGACCATTAACACGTTGGCAGCACAGACAGGCCCAACCTATATCCTCTTCCCTGGAGAGGGTTTGTTGGTTCAGTCTGGGATCTACCTGACCATCACCACGGTAGCTTCTGTCGTGGTGTTCTATGGCTAAGACCCCTGCCTGGACTCGAAAGGAAGGGAAGAACCCTGCCGGTGGCTTGAATGCCAAAGGCAGGGCTTCTTACAACCGGGCCAATCCAGGCAAGCCTGGGTTGAAGCCACCGCAACCAGAGGGCGGTCCCAGAAAGAAGAGCTTTTGCGCCAGGATGACTGGTATGAAGAAGAGTCTTACTTCTGCAAAGACCGCCAATGATCCAAACAGCAGGATTAACAAATCCTTGCGAGCATGGAAGTGCTGACATGACTGACACTCATGAAGCGGCAAAGAATGTGGTGGATGCCCTTTCAATAGGGACTGTGGTGGCTACATTGGCTGGCATTCTACCTAGCATTGCTGCAATCTTCACGATTGTTTGGACCGTTATACGCATCTATGAGACCGATACGGTTCAGAAGCTTCTAGGGAAGAAGACATTTCCCAAGATTAGCCCAGACTGATTTGGCTGGGCAAAGCTCATGGAACTGCCCAAAATCACTCCGGTAATCCAGTTTGCCACCGCAGCCTTTGCGTTGGCAGTTGGCGGCTATAGCGCGGGTGAGAAGTTTGGGTGGTTCAAGAATGAGATCTTGGTTTGGTCTCCTGAGCATTTCAGGATTGAGTCAGCTAAGATTGGTCATCCTGTTACCGTAACAGTAGCTCGGATTAAGAAGCGGGATGACTGTTCGGTTGAGAATTTTGAGGTGACAGTGCGTGATGGCGCTGGTGTTATTCATCAGGCGACACCAAGCATGACGCGCTTTACAGGGCCTGCTGGCCCTGACATTGATACCTTCACTTATCTGCTGGACATTTCAGACAAAGAAGCCACCGCTCCCGGAAAGGCAACTTTGTTGGCGACCATCAAGTATAAATGTCCAGAAGGTGAACGCACGGTAACGTATCCTCGGCACCAAAATCTGACATTCATGTTGGAGAGATAGTGTGGAAGCAATTCTAAATCTTGTCCGTACTGTTGCTCCATCCATTGCGAGTGCTGTTGGTGGTCCTCTTGCGGGTATGGCTACTCGTGCCATTTCGGAAGCTTTGCTTGGCAAGCCCGATGGGACTGAGCAGGAGCTTGAGAGTGCTGTTGCCTCTGCCACTCCCGAGCAGTTGTTGGCTCTGAAGAAGGCTGAACAAGAGTTTGCCGTGAAGATGCGCGAGTTGGACATTGACCTTGAGCGTATCTCAAATGAGGACCGCGACAGCGCGCGGAGCCGGGAAGTGTCTTTGAGGGATTGGACCCCTAGAGTTTTGGCTGGTCTGATTACCGTTGGGTACTTTGGGGTTCTGTTCTGGATGCTTCGCTTTGGCTTGCCAAACACCGGAAGCTCAGAGGCGCTTCTGGTTATGCTTGGGGCTTTGGGGACGGCTTGGGGTGGAGTTGTGGCCTATTACTTTGGTTCTTCTGCTGGGTCTAAAGAAAAGACCGAGGCGATGAACCGGATGGTGCGGAAATGAAAAGCAACTTTGAGCCATGCCTTGAGTTTGTCTTACACCACGAGGGGTTGTGGTCCGATGATCCGCGAGATCCGGGCGGCGCCACTATGAAGGGCGTGACCCTGGCGGTTTATAGGGAATACCTTGGCCGGGATGCCAGCAAGGATGAACTGCGGAACATTCCAGACAAGCATCTTATGGACCTCTACAAGACCCGGTATTGGGATAAGGCTAGGTGCGATGACCTGGGTGCCGGGCTTGATTTGGTGGTGTTTGACCTTGCCGTGAATGGTGGCGTGGGTCGCGCGGCCAAGATCCTTCAGCGGTGTGTTGGGGCAGTAGAAGACGGAGCTATTGGCCCGAAGACCATGGCTTTGGTTACGCAAGTACCAGTGAAGCAGATGATAATTCGCTTCTCTGAACAGCGCCGTTTGTTCTATAAAGGACTGAAAGCCTTTGAGACATTTGGGCGTGGCTGGCTTCGTCGCACTGATGAATGTGAATCCAAAGCCTTTGAAATGACAGGAGATTGATCATGAACGGTATGAAAAAGCCCAAGATGCCAAAGATGGCACCTGATATGGGTGGTATGGCTATGCCTAAGTTTGGCTCTCGCGCCATGCGTCCGGGTGGCATGAAGAAGGGTGGCAATGTTCATGCCGATGCGGCGATGGACAAGAAGCTTATCCGCAAAGAAATTGCCCGTGCAGAGAAGATGGAAGAGAAGTCAGAATCCAAAGAAATGAAGAAGGGCGGTAAGGTCAAGATGGCTCGCGGTGGTGGCATTGAGACCAAGGGCAAGACCAAAGGGAAGTTCATCTAATGGCCGATGACATCATGCCGGAGGAGGCAGCAAGGCGCCGCCGTGCTGGTGAATTGCGCCGCCTTGGGATGCGAAATCCTGTTGCTCAGCCCTCCCTTGATGAAGCCATTGAACGTCAGCGGGCAGCTTCCCGCGAGTTTATGCGCCGTTCGATGCTGGCTGAGCAGCCATATGGCCGCGCTCCTTTGGAT